TCTTCTACAAGTTATGGCTTTGAAGCAACGGAAGGGAACTTTCAAGGGGCGTGCGAAGTCTCGACTTCCTCAACGGAAGAGGACGCATCCGACTTCTAAATATCGGAGTAAGTTTGAGGCTGGTGTTGCTGCCAGCCTTCAACAACGTAACCTTCTCTTTAGTTATGAACCAATAGTTCTTGACTATGTAATCCAAGCTAAGTACACGCCCGATCTTGTTCTTAGTAATGGAATTGTGGTTGAACTGAAAGGATTCTTTTCCGCTCAGGACAGGCGCAAGATGCTATGTGTTAAGGAGCAACATCCTGATCTCGATATAAGGATGTGCTTCCAAAACGCCAAAGATAAAATCAGCCGTGCCAAAAAATCTATTACCTATGGAGCTTGGGCTACAAGGCATGGATTCATTTGGAGTAGCGGCACTATCCCCTCATCTTGGTATGACTAAACGACAAAGAGCAATAGCAGAAGAAGAAACTGCTTACCGACACATAGCAGAAGAAGAAACTTCTTTCATTTCTGCTAGGCAAATCAAGGTATTTACTATCAAGGTCATCGACCCTGATAAAAAACATGACAAGGCCACTCTTGTATTCCAACGTGCATCATCAGCAGCTAAGGCAGTTGAGATAGTCAAGGAAAAAAATCCAGAGTGGAAGTGCCTTGTTCTTGATAGTCACGAGCCTAAACCTTGGAGAAGAGATGAACGTTACTGAACGCATTGACTACGCAGAAAAAAGAATCAAGGAATTAAAACTCCTGATCCACCACTGGGAGAAAAATGAAAAGCAAAAGCAAGTACCTGAAACACGGCCCATGTCCTGAGTGTGATAGCAAAGATAATCTTGCTTGGTTCGATGACGGACATGCACATTGCTATGGCTGCGGGTATCAATTCCAACCTTCAAAGAAAGAGAAACGACCAATGACTGTGACTCCCATGAAAAAGCCTGACCTTATAGATCAGTGTCGAATTGTTTCCAAAGCTTTAACTAAGCGTGGAATCACTAAGGAGACAGCAGAACTATATGGATATGGAACAACTGAAAGACATGGACAACCTGTTCAAGTCTCTACCTTTAGAGATCAACTAGGCAAACCGTGTGCTCAACACATAAGAACTAAGGACAAAAGATTCAGTTGGGTGGGTGACTGTTCAGACATGCAGCTATGGGGTCAACATTTATGGAGACAACATGGCACACAAAATATGTTTGTTGTTATTACCGAAGGTGAGATTGATTGCATGTCAGTCAGTCAAGCACAAGGTAACAAGTTCCCTGTAGTTTCATTGCCCAATGGAGCGCAGAGTGCTAGCAAATATATATCTGCAAACTTGAAATGGTTATCCAACTTCGCTCGAATTGTTCTTTGCCTGGATTCGGATGAACCAGGTATGGCGGCTGCCGAAAAAGCAGTTGAAGTATTACCTGCTGGCAAGGCAGCTATCTGCCGACTACCAAGAAAGGATGCTAATGAAATGCTCCAACATGGGGAGGCAGAGTTATTACGTGATCTGCTATGGAAAGCCACTCCAGTCAGACCCGACGGCATCATTAATGCAGCGGATCTATGGGATGAATTAATCAAACCTGGAGCTACTGCTGTATGTAAATACCCTTGGCCCCAACTAGATAAATATCTAAAGGGATATCGCAAAGGCGAGATGATTACTATCTGCGCTGGTAGCGGAACAGGGAAGAGTTCAATGTGTAGGGAGCTGGCTCATCACTTCCTCATCCAAGGACTAAAGATTGGATACATCGCACTTGAAGAAAGTATTCAACGCACATTGCAAGGGATAGTTGGAGTTGAACTCAACCTACCTATTCACCTTGATCCAACTCTTGCTGATGAAGAGACAACTCGATTAGCTTTCGATCGTCTTTGTGCTACTCAACGTCTCTTTCTTTATGACCACTTCGGTTCGATGGACCCCGATCGCCTTGTAGAACAGATCCAATATCTTGCGAATGTAGAAGGTGTAGATGTTGTCTTCATTGATCACTTGACCATCATCGTTAGTGGTCTCACTGACTGTGATGAGAGGCGTGCTCTTGATGTCACATGCACCAAGCTTCGACAAGTTGTTGAATCGACTGGCGTTGGATTGTTTCTTGTCAGTCATCTCAAACGCCCCGAAGGGAGAGGCCATGAGGAGGGAGCTCAAGTCTCGCTTGGCCATTTAAGAGGTTCACATTCTATTGCTCAGCTTAGTGATGCAGTAATTAGTTGTGAACGAAATCAACAGGGAGATGCAGCAGAACGTAGTGAAATGCAACTGCGCTGTTTGAAAAATAGACACGCAGGATTTACTGGCCCTGTTGACAAACTTCTTTACGACCAAGACACAGGTCGTCTATCTGTACCAATGTCTTCTTACTTCTAATGACTTTATTAATTGACGCTGATTGGCTTATCTATTCTTCATGCTGTTCATGTGAAACAGATATCAGATGGGATGAGAATCTTCATACCCTCCACCTAGATGAACGTGATGTAATGCAACTGATTGAAGATCGTGTTGCTCAGTATCAGATCATCAGTCCAGGTAATCCGATCATGTGCTTCTCTGATTATCCCACCTTCAGACATGGGATCTATCAAGATTACAAAGCTAATCGACTAGGTAAACGTAAACCTCTAGGTCTGAAAAATATAAGAGAAAGAGTAGCTAAAGAGTTTCATGCTATTAGCTTTGATGGATTAGAAGGTGATGATGTTATGGGGTTACTTGCAACAGGACAGGAGTATGACAACCCTGTAATCGTGTCGCCTGATAAAGATATGCGAGGTGTTCCTTGTACTCTCTTAGCTAATGATAATCTTGAATTAGTCACTCGTAAGAAAGCTGATCGACACTGGATGTTACAAACTTTATCGGGAGATAAGACTGATAATGTAGAAGGTTTAGTTGGTGTCGGTCCAGTTACAGCAGAAAAATTATTAGGTGACGCAGAAACTATGGAAGAGATGTGGGCTAAGGTTCACGCTGCTTATGTTAAGAAGAAGAAAACCTATGCTGATGCCATTATGACTGCACGTTTGACACGTATCTTGCGTGATGGGGAGTACGATCATACAACAGGTAATGTAAAACTTTGGGAGCCAACACTATGAATGATGAAGAGCTTTGGCCTCCTATTGATGAGGTTTTATTAAAGAGATTAGATGAGATTTATCCTGAAAAATGTCCCTCTACTGATCAAGAAGATAGAGAGATATGGCATTATGTAGGTGCAAGGTCAGTGGTAAGAATGTTGTATTCCGTTTACACTGACCAAAACAGTACAGGAAATTAATTATGTGTGGCGGTGGTCCCAAGGCTCCTGATAACTCTCAGTCTATAGCTCTGCAAAGACAGTCCTTAGAAGAATCCAAGAGACAAGCAAACGTGGCTGATATGCGTTGGCAACAACAGTTTGATTATACGAAAGCTAGACATGAAGAACAGAAAAGAATAGCAGATCAGAAAGCACCTAAAGCTCCAGAAAAAAGTGCAGACATGGCTGCCCCTGCCTTAGATATTGCTGCTACTAATAGAAGAAAAACAGGTAGAGAAGGATATAAGAATTTAGTTCAATCATCCACTGGTCTAGGTATTACTAATCCCTAATGGAACTAACACTAACTACTGACGTTGATAGTCAAGGCAAGCCTTACGATGACGATCGAGATGGAACACTAGCTGCTCGTTACCAACAGCTAGTGACATCAAGAGATCCTTTCCTTCAAAGAGCAAGAGATTGTAGCAAAGTTACAATACCTAGCTTGGTTCCTGACTCCAACATGGGAGATCATGGAAAGCTAAAGACTCCTTATCAATCAGTTGGAGCAAGAGGTGTTAGTCATTTATCAGCACGCTTAGGTCTTAGTCTTTTCCCTCCTAATACTCCTTTCTTTAAATTAGAAATGGATTCGTTGGCTCTTCAATTAGATCAACAAGATCCAACGATAAAGACAGAACTCGACACTGCATTAGTAAAGGTTGAGCAAGCTGTAATGACCATGCTTGAAACCATGTCAGCTCGTGCTTCTATGCACGAAGCCTTCAAGCAACTATTAGTAGCAGGAAATGTACTTCTTTATGTAGGCCCAGAAGGAATAAGAGTTATTCATCTTGATAGATATTGTGTAGTACGTGACCCAATGGGTACTGTTACTGAAATATTAGTAGAAGAAGAAGTCTATCCTGAATCTTTACCAGAAGATTTTCTTCCTGTTAATGATAAATCACAGGAAAATATTGGACCTATTAAGAAAACAATTAAACTCTATACATGTGTAAAGTTTATAGATAACAAAGCTATCTGGTATCAAGAGGCAAAGGGTAAAGAAATACCAGGTACACACGGTATGTGTCCTGAAGATTGCAGCCCTTGGATTCCATTACGCTTTGAGCGAATTGACACAGAAGAATACGGTCGCTCACACGTTGAAGCCTATTACGGTGACTTAACTGCGCTCGAATCTCTATATCAATCAGCACTCGAAGCAAGTGCAGCCGCTGCAAAGATTCTGTTCTTAGTTAATCCCAACGGTACTACTAGACCAAGGACATTATCATCAGCAGCAAACGGTGCAATCGTTCAGGGTAATGCTAATGATGTCAGCGTTATTCAAAGTCAGAAGAGTCAAGACCTACAGATAGTTAATAACATTATTGATCGGATTGAACATCGTATGCAGTTCGCCTTCCTTCTCAATACTGCAATACAAAGACCAGGCGAAAGAGTAACAGCAGAAGAGATTAGATATATGGCTCAAGAATTAGAATCCTCCATCGGTGGGTTCTACTCCATACTTACTCAAGAACTACAGCTACCACTTGTACGTAGGTTGATCTACATGTTACAGAAGAAAGG